GATTTCTTAACAAGCAGTGAATCTAACTTATCTGATATCTCTGTAATTCGCTTCGTACCGACTTGTGCAGCTGCATAGATATCTATGATCAATTTGCCAGAATCGAAATTTAATCCTTCATTTCTATGAAAGAATGTCAATCTAATGAACTCTAAATCTGTAGTCTGAAAGTTACTGGGGAGTGTCTTAATATTGTGATCAGTCCACTCCGTCGTACCAAACAAGCTAAGAATAGAGCTCTCAACGTATGAGTATTTATTCATTATGTCTCCTTGATAAGCTTTAAGAGAGACACATACTCATAATCAGTGATATCTGGTAGTATTTTGTAGAAGACACTATTAATACTAACTCTGTCAAATGCCGAGGCATCGATAACAGAAGATTCTATTATTAAATCGTGTGTGGCTTTGGTTGTAGGTGCTTCAGCATTCTTTGCACCACTAGACTTCTTAGAAGAAGCATAAAGTATTACACGTTTAACAGAAGCAGATTCCACTGTATCTGCAACAGAATTAGTACTAAAGTCAAATGCACCAGTCTTCTTATAAAAAACCGCTGGAGACACAAGATCCCCAGCAGCCTTAAAAGCAACATCAACAGAGTTAACTAATAATCTCTTAAGGCTCATTAGTTAGCCCTCCACCAATTGTTCGTATTACTACTAAGCAACGGTGTAATAAGATCATTAGCTAAAAGAGAATCTTTAGAAGACGCTCTAATATCTCCGATAGAAATCGGACCAATAGTGATACTCTTTGCACTCATACCACTATCGAGCAACCCATCATTATTCAACATATGATAAGCTAACTCGATAGTCGCATTTACAATTCGTCTAGGTACGGTATCATCAAGAGAGACAATAGTACCTAGACGAGGATCAAAGTATGAGGCATTAGTCCTAGGCCATGCAAGACTTTGAGAAGAACTCACAACTTGGCCTATCCACTTCTTTCCTTCAAGATAAGCTGTAGCAGTAATAAGAGCCTTTTCCTTCTCTTCTTGAGAGGCGTTAACCCAGGCTGCCACATCTAATCTACTCAGGAGTACGTCATCGGCTTGTTCAACCGTGACGTAGGAATTAACACCGACAGACAAAGCCATGAGTTCCTCCGATTAGTTGTGGAAGATCGGAAGAATCTGCAGGGAGAGTGCAGAAGTGACCTTACGCTCCCAGACGCCAACAGTAGACGCCAGGGTGCCAGAGGCAACCGTAGTGAGCGCCTTCGGGGTGCCACCTTCGACAACATAGCCATAGCTAGCGTCAGAAGCAAACTCGGTGTCGGCGCCCTTCCAGTTGTAACCAGCCGGATGTGTGATGTAGCCCCAGCGATACCAGATGTCGGTAGTACCACCACCTTTGTAGGCGGCCGCATTACGCTGGATTTCCACTTCATCAGGCACAGCCAGTGCGTTGAAGGAAAGAGCGCCCGGCAGAACCACAAAGGAGGTCTTGGTACCAACGAGGTCAATACCAGCACCGGTATTCAGCTTGGTAAGCTCAGCAGTGGACAGGGACTGGTTAGCACGAGTCTGGATCAAACGGAACTTGCCATTGAAAATAGTGCTGAAGTTAACATTACCTTCAGTGACACGATCTTCATCGACCAGATTAGCGGAACGCAGAGAAGCGTAAGTTTCCGGAGAAACCACCAGATAGGCGTACTCAGGCTCATAGTCCTTGTAAGCCATGCCGATAGCACGCAGGAAGCCTTCAGCACGAGCAGCACCTTGCACAGCAGCAGAAGCATCAACGATCGGCTTATTGGAGCCCAGGTCGACGTAGAAACCATACTTGCGATCAGTCGGATCGTTGTTGAAAGTTTGACCACCAAGACCAGTATTACCAGAACCAGCAGCACAACCATTCAGAACTTCAGATACAGCAACACCCTTCAGCACAGACAGAATGGCATTGTGCTCATCTTGAGAGCGAGTCTCAGCGAAATCACGGCTGATCTTAGCCAAACCATCTTCTTGGGAGACCACTTTTTGCATGTTGACCTTACGAGCACCATGCGTACGAACAGTCTTCACATATTGGAAGTAGTCAGAACCAAAGTCAGTACGTTGACCTTCAGTCGCATCAGTAATAGAAGCAACGTTGATCACCGGAGTCAGCGGCTTGTACCAACGAACTTGACCAGTAAAGGTCTCAGTATTCACATCGATGTCGGGGTTAGAGCCGACAATGCCAGTACCAGACAGCTTACGCGCATTGGTGTAAGCTTCATCAGAATACGCACTCAGGGTGGATTGAAGAACGTACTGATCGGCGCCAGCCAGGTTAACTGTAACATTAGGCATTTATTATTTCCTTTGATTGGGTAACTTCCCTTCTTTAGCAAGCTTGAGAACTTCAGCCTGAGACATCTTAAACAAGCTCTTATTAGAGTTGCTCTCGGAGTTCTTACTGGGTCTATAATCAGAGCCAGCGCCAGAATTATTGGGAGGGGCAAATAGAAAGCTGTTTTCTTTATCCTCACTGAAAGAACGCACAGCTTCTTCAATAGAGGTACCAGATTTGTGCTTCCATTCTCCATCAGCAATGATAATGTCCTGAGAGATTTCATTGAATGCAGAACGAGCAGCACGGTCATTACGGAAGCTAAGTCCGTTAAGAGCAGCACGCAATCGGTTATCACGTTCAAGCTCAGTATTACGTTTCTCAAGATTAGCAGCTCGGGCCTTGGCTTCCGCCAGTTCCATACGAGCTGCTTCGAGTTCGTTACCCGACTCCTTCAGCTTTTGGATCTCGAGCTCCTTGGCCTTGGTTTCAGCGGCATCAGCACGTTGAAGGGCAGCGTCCCGTTGAGAATAGGCTCCATCCAGCTTTTCTTTGATAGGCTTCAGTCGAGCTTCGACTTCTGCTTCAATTTTAGCCTTGAGTTCTTCCTCACTGAGAACCTTATTTTGATCTTCTGTAGACATATATTTCCTCTAGGCACAGCCTAATTTATTTGTTGATAGTACAACTACCGTTTCTTAGCAGCAAAAACCATCTCTCTTACAAGCTTTTCAGGCATAATCATACCTTGCGCCTTATAAGAGTTGTATCTCTTAGCAGTGGCTTTGTCTTTAGCAATACCAGCCGCCAGAGAGGAACCTACATACATTCGACCAGTAGCTTCATCTCGTTTAATACCGAGAAGGCCTTGGCTGAATTTTTGAATACCAGTACGACCATCAGGAATTGGCGCTCTTTTTACCCCTGTGCTTTTGTGTCTGCCAGCAGCATTTTTATTACCTCTAGGAGCACCACTTCCCTTACCAAATTTAGCCATAACAACCTCCAATTAGCCTATTCCATACCAGGATCTATTACTAGTAAATCCCGGTGGTATTGGTGCAAGAATATCAGACTTAGTTAAAATGTCTGCTTCAGTCAACACTCTTCCACCTACAACGGATCTGCCTGCAACAGGTATTAATCCGATGTCTATCGCTTCATTAAGATATTGGTCGTATAACTCTCTAGGGAGTCCTCGAGCTAACATCTCATCCAGCGTCTTTTTAATACTATTAGCATTTAATGCTTCAGCATAGCTTTCTCTTAAGGCAGTTTTAGCTTTAAGCATATCAGCAGCATTAGTAAAGAAAGCATCATGAATAGTGGCTGTAGGTGTACCACTCCTAGAGCCCCACAAGTGGAAGTTCTTCACTAATGTAGCATCGTTCGAATGGTTCATTTATGTTCAGGTTGTTCGTTAGGCAACCCCGTTAATACATTTAACTTAGCAAATCTGCCTTGAAGCTCTATCGCAATCTTGTCATATGCAATAGCAGCTTCTAACTCAGTATCAAATTGACCTATATACAGTCTTTTTTCTTTAAGTCTAATAGAGGCTTTCCATTTATCTTTAACAGAATCAAACCAGACACCTTTGTACTTACTAGTGCCGTTAGATTGTCTGAACTTGTTATACTGATTTTCTTGAGAACTAGCTAGTCTCAAATTGTCAATATGATTGTTCAGTCTGTTGCCATCAATATGGTCTATAAAGAGATCCTCTGGAATTTCTTT